AGTCCTCCTGACCACGCTGCGTGCCAGAGGCTCCCAGGAACAGCACCTCGCCGGGGGCGAACCCTTTGAAGCCGTCGCTGTTGACGCACGCGGTCAGGAAGAACAGCGTCGACTTATACGCCCCCGTCACGTTGGCCGATGCGATGTGGTGCGTCTCGGAGAAGTTGTAGACCGGGACATAGATGTCGACGCCCTCGACGTTGTCCTGCGTCACGCCGATCGCCCCGCCGAAGTTGGGGGCGGTCTTGCCCGGGGCCGAGTAGCGGGCCACGGTCCCTCGCCCCTGCGTGATGTGTTGCGAGCCGCCGCCGGTGTCGAACGAGAACGACGACTGCCCCGTCTGCGGCGGGCTGCTGGTCCCGTATCGGACGGTCCCTTCCCAGGTGTCCTCGCCAAGCCGAGCGATATGGGCCGACTGCCGGATCAGCAAGTTGTAGAACGCTGGCGAGTTCGCCACGAGCGCATCACGGGCCGCAGTGTCATCGTCCGTCCCTCGGATGATGTACCGCAGATCGGTCGAGGCCCCCTCGCCCTGCGTCCCTTCGCGACTGTCCCATTTTTCGGCGACGGTGATTGGCATGAGGAGTCAGTGCGCTGGAGTCAGGATTCAGTCAGGCTTTCCACAAAAGGCCACTACATGGATGAACGCATCCACGTTGACAGGCCGATGTGACACCGCAAAGCTACGAAAATACTCGACTGCACTTCGCCATCGAGAACCTGTTCACTCGCATCTCGCATCATGATCTACAAGCCTGAGAAGTCGGTCCGCTTCTTCAACGCAACGACAAAGTACGATCAGATTGACTGGTCAAAGCTTGATTCAATCGTGGACGCCTTTTCTCAGCGAATCCACGATTGGTATATCGAACCAGCCAAAGCCCTTGAAAGCGCGTCAGGGCATCACGCTTTTGCGATAATGGCAATCAACCGCTTGCTTATCGATAGTCTCAGCCAATACTGGAAAGGTGACCTTTCGTCCGATGGGAATACATTCAAGGACTTCATTCGCAGTGAACTGGCTGGCAAATACGCCACCAATCTTGCAACGAAAATCCAACACGACGATCACAAAGCCAAACGTACACTTAGCGATGTCGCTGATGTGCTCTGGCATGGCTTCCGCTGCGGCATTCTTCATCAGGCCCATATTCCGCTGTACGGCACGATCACGCCAGGTGGGAACGCGGTCGAGGAGAAGGCAAGTGGTTTTTCATACTATGCAGACGGCACTGATTGTCCGACAGTAAACGTCGTTCCTGCAGCACTACTCGATGCCATCACCACATACTTCAACGCTTACATTGGCAAACTGAAAAACCGCAGTCCTGCATATGATAACCTGCGAAAATGCTTCCAGAAGAAGGCGTCTGATTCATTTGGCATCGACATCACAACGGCCAGCTAGCTGCTGCTTGGCCACTTCCCAAGCGGGCACGATTCCGACCGCCAGCGGGCTTTGACTTTGAGGCGGCAGCCGCAGGTCTTCTCCATGCAGCGCATCCGCTCGGGATCGAGTGACGGGCAGTTGGCGCAGACCGAGAGGCGAGCGAGATAGACCTCGTCGCTGACATGCTTCCCGCCATCGGCCACGTGCTTCACGACCGCCTTGCCGAAGTTGGCCGCCTTGCGGAGTAGGCCGGGACCTTCCAGTCTGGAGTCCGGAGTCGGGAGACTGGAAGAAGCAGTGTTGGTATTCATCTCTGGCTCCAGACTCCCGACTCCAGTCTCCAGCCTCAGTCAAACACCAGCCCACCATGTTGGGCTTCCTGCAGAATCTTCTTGGTGTTCTTCGCAGTTTCTTCGGTCGCTTTGGCCGTCCGTTCCGCCGGGCCTTCTGAACCCAGGCCGCGGGCACCGAGGGCGTTGAAGGTTCCTTTGACGCTGACCTTGTCCTGGCCGATCTGGCTCAGGAGATCGTCCATCCCCTCTAGGTCCTGCTGAGCGCGGCGCAGGCGGTCGGGGGCGTTCGCGTCGGCCTGTTGCCGCTGCGTGGCTGCGTCGGCGATCGCAGCTTCCCATTCCTGGCGAGCTTTGCGAAGAGCTTCTTCCGAGGCCTGCAGGTCGTCCTGATTCTGTTTCTGGCGAGCAGCGTGGCTGTCGGCGGCCATCTGGCCGATCTCGTCCTGGGCAGCTTGGCGCTGCTGTTCGATCTGGGCGAGTTGTTCCTGCTTCCGCTGGTCACGCTGGCCGATCTGCTGGTTCCGCTGTTGATCGCTGGCTGCGTTCTGAGCGGCGAAGTTCTCGTCGAGGATCTTGGAGGCTGCCTCCACATCGAGGCTCGAATCGAACAGCTTCATCAACCGCAGCACGCCCTTGCTGATAAAGTTCTGTGCGGTACTCCAGCCCTTGGTGAGTGACGACGTGAATACCGTCCAGGCATCGGCCAGGAACGCCGTCGTCTCGATCCACGCCGACTGCAACCCGGACCAGGCGTTGATCAGCACCCCCACCACGCCATAGAACGCATCGGTCGCGACACTGAGGAAGAACTCTTTGAATGCTGCCCAGTGTTCCTCTAGGAATGCGACGCCCTTCTGCCACTCCATCTTCAGCGTGAGCCACAGGATCTTCGCGGCCAGCGACAGATCACCAGCCGCCAGGGCATCGCCGATTCCCTGCCATGCCGTGAGGGCATCGGCCTTCAGGGCATGAAACTCTTCGCCCAGCCATTGCAGAGCCTGCGCCCCGAGTCCCGAGGCATACAGCAGATACCCCGCGAGTCCCACGATCGCGACCGACACAAGGCCAATCGGCGAGAGCAACGCCGCGATCACGGTGCTGATCGTTCCGAGGACCGCACCGACTCCGGTGATCAGCGACGCTGCGATCCCGAACGCGGCCCCGGTTCCGTAGACCAGCACTCCCAGGACCATGATCGCCGCACCGACCGCGACGATCCCGACCAAGACCTTGAACACCGTAACGATCAGCTGCTGGTTGTTGCGGACCCAGTCGGAGGTCACCTTGGCCACCTGGATCGCAGCCAGGGCCCAATCCTGCAGCAGCGGCACAACCGCCATCCCTACCGCAAAGATCCCGCTGCGGATCACCTTCCACAGGTCATCCAGCGTGTCGCCGAACTTCTCAGCTGCGACGGCATCCTCGGTCCGAATCACCAGCCCCAACTCGCGAGCCTGGTTCCGCAACTCCTGAATCCCACGGGCTCCGTCCTGCATCAGCGGCAACAGAGCTGTCCCGGTCTTGCCGAACAGCTCCATGGCAGTGGCTGCTCGCAATGCGGGATCGGGAATGCGGGCGATCCGATCGGCGATCCGTTCGAACTGCTGATCCGGAGTCAGTCTCCCCAGATCGCCGAGCGTGAGTCCCAGATCACGCAGCACCGACAGAGCTGAGTCCGATCCCTGAGCCGCCGCCACCAGGAACTTCTGCAGCTTGCGGACACCCCCTTCGAGGGTCTCCATATCGGTGCCCGACTGCTGAGCGGCGTAACCGAGTTCGGACAGAGACTCGACCGAGATCCCGGTTCGAGCGGACATCTTGGCGAGCTGATCGCCCATCTCGGAGAAGACGTTCGTCGTCGCCAGCAGCGGAGCAATCGCAGCTGCGCCCAGCCCGAAGATCTTGGTCCCGATCGACTGTACGCTGGCTCCGAAGGCCTTCAGCCGCTTTTCAGCCGCCCGCAGTCCACGCACGAGCTTCGTGTCGTCGGCGAAGAGTTCGACGAACGCTCGGCCGGCGCGGATCGATTGGGAGGTGGCCATCTATTTCACGAACACGGTTTTGAGGACCGAGATGTCGACCTTGGGAACCGCCTCTTTCGGCTTCTCTCGCCGTGTCCCCCCCGGGTGAAAGTCACTTGGCTTGAACGCTCGCGTCTTCTTGGGATCGCGATGCGTATTGGCCAGCATCGCCAGGAGGGCAGCTGTGTGGTTCCAGGCTTCGGTCTGGTGTCCGTCGGCCATCCAGACCAGTTCCCGCAGCGTGAACGGGCCGGGGTTGAGGCCGACGATCCCGGCCAACTGCCAGATCAGACGGTCGATGTCGATGCGGTCTTCAGGGCGGCGGCCATCTTGCGTTCCAGCTCGTCGCTCTCCAGCCGCTGGTTCGCGGTCTCGATCGCCATCCCCTCCAACCGCTTGAGCTTCACCAGCGCCTTGCGGAACACCGTCCGCCGGGCGCTCGGGAAAAAATCGACCAGTTCCTCCAACAGTGCCGAGGTCGCATGGTCCAGCACATCGCCGCCGAGGGACTTACCGAAGTCTTCATCCGAGATGCTCTTCGCCTGAGCCTCCGGCTGAACCAGGGCGAACAGGATGTCGCACAGCAGGACCGGATCGGTCACCAGCCGTTCCAGGAGCTTGCCCTCGATGGCATCCAGCAGGTTGATGTCGAGCAACGCCCGCACGCGGCGGATGGCGTCGACATTGATGGTGACGGTCCAGGTGCGACCGAGAGTGTCGTTGAACGTGTGCATGAGTGAGGCTTCAGAGGAAAGGGGCGTTCTTCTACGCGTCTTTGGATTCGAAAGGTAGAATCGGTACGCAACGTGATGGGGCGACGTCCTGGGGTCTGAACAGATGAAATTCGAATCACCTGACGGCAGTATCTTCACGCTGACTGTTGATCGGTACGAATTCCCTGACGAAGAGCTTGGACCAACTGAAGACAATCCTGCCGAAGATTTTCAGACTTGCAGGTTCCTGGTCGTTTCACATCGCTTTCGCAATTCACAGGGTGAATGGCGTGCCGCTGGCCCCACAATGACGACGACAGAACTTCAGCGGCTCATGGACTGGCTCGATTCCGTTCAGAGACGGCAACCCACTGCTAACGGCGTCTACTTCACCGAACGAGATCTGGAGTTCTCTGTGAATCCTGATGTCTCGGTCCTGAGCGTTCATGCCTACGGCGACTTCCTTCCTGCATGGGCCGAACGGAAGACCACGCTGAAAATTGCATTTCCTGTTTCTGAAATTCAGTTTGGAGAGGTCTTGGAGTCACTGAGGAGTCAACTGCGTGCCTTTCCGGGCAGGCCACCAGTTTGATTACGTCGTCACCATCCACTCCGGCGGATGATCGCTGTAGGTCGGCTTGGCCGTCACGCTGACTTTGATCGCCTCTTCCAGCGGTTCGGACCGGCTGAACTTCGTGATGGCCATCGCCGCTCGCAGTCCCTGCGACCCGGCAGTGGTCACCGGACCGTCGAGGACTGCGAACTCGATGGTGCCACTCGACAGGAACGCCGTGCGGATGGCGGTGAAGTCGTCATCCGCCGTGTCCCAGACCATCTCGAACTCGATGCTGCCATCCTTGAGGGTCGCAATCGTCGCCCGCCAACCGCCGTTGCCACGGGTGGTCACATCCGCTTCACCGGCTTCGAGGGAGAGCGTCAGGTCTTTGACGTTCTTCACCTCGTTCCAGGTGACAGCGGCGTAGGTCCCCGTGTTACGGTAGAGCCGGGCATCGAGGCCGAGTTTGACAGACATGGAAGAGTCCAGAGATCAGGGACGAGGGAGCGAGGAGCCGAATCCTCAGACCATGAACGGCACAGCGTGACCGTCGGCCACCATCCGGTCGTTGAGGTTCACTTCCCCGGCGATCAGCGTGGCCAGATAGCGGCCATACTTCTCGGTCAGGTCCTTCTGAGTGCGGACCGTGATCCGGCCATCCGTGGGAGTCAGCTGTTGCAACAGCTCGGTGAGATGCCGCGTGGCTGCTTGGCCACGCGGCCGATCCGGACCATGGACCTCGGGGGCATTGATCCCGATCAGCCGTAGCACCACGTCCAGAGACACGCGGAACCCCAGATCCACCTGGGCTTCCACGGTGTCTCCATCAATCACCCGCGTGATGCGGGCACGGTACTCGTACATCATCAACTCCCCTATGCCGTGGGAGCCGGGGCAAACGATTCGGTGACCGGCGCGGCCGGTTGCCCAGTCACTGCCGATGAAGCTGCTGCCACATAACCTGGCCAGCGTCCCAGCACGGGCAGGTGGCTGATCGGAATCCCGTTCGTCAGGACCTCCAGATCATCCTCGGTCGGCCAGTCATCGAGCGGGGCCACGGTGTCGACCATTTCGGTACTGGTGAACCAGGCCGAGGGGTTGTAGGCCGCCAGCTGGGTGTCACTCAGCGTGAAGTCCGGCTTCGAGGCATCAGCCAGCGGCACTCGGAACAGCTCGGTCGCCATCAGGCGGTAGACTCGCTGCACGTACTGGCCGATCAGCCCAGCGAACGCTTCGCTGATTTCCAGCGGACGGGCGTTCTCCTGATGCTGCATCGACTCGGTCAGCGACAGCAGCATCAACCCGGCATACTGCTTGAGCCACTGGTTCCGCACCTTGAAGTACGGGGTCGGGTAGACCAGGAACTGCTCAGCTGCGGGCAGAGCGTGTGCGGTCTCCATATTGAGGACCGCAGCTGGGACCGCCCGCGAAGCCAGAATCGACCGGGCCCGCGTACACAGCTTATGAATCCGCGTCAGCGTGTTGATCGACGGAGGAGTCCGCAGCCGGGCGTCCGGATGCCACAAGATCGCCTGCAGGTTGCGACCGACAACATCGGTCAGATAGCGGATCGTGTCGTTTTGCGACTGGGTATCGTTTGAGAAGTTCGGTACCGCGAGGCCGTACTTGCCCCAGGCGCTGACGTTGTACCAGAGGAATGCGTCGTTGGTCATGGAATGACTCCGAGAGAAGAAGAGTGATGAGAGAGAAGAGACGAGAGAGGAGAGCCAGAGACTCGACCGAGCTTGCTGGCTCTTGTCTCTCGTCTCTCATCTCTCGTCATTGGCTACCGCTTGAGGCCCTTGCCGGAGAGGAACTGATCAATCAGTCCCTTCATCGCTTCGAGCATCGAGACCGAGCCGGGGTACTTGCGAACCAGTTCCGCCTCAGCCCAGGCGAACGCTTCGGCGAATGTGTCCCGTTCATAGGGAGCGAAGCGAGTCTCGGGGACGATCGCCTGGGGCGGCGGCGGTGAATCGACCGTGATCACGGTTGGAGCAGGTGGATCGCGGGCAGTGACCGATTCTTTCCGACGCCGGAGTGTTCGCCAGAGGGCAATACCGCCGAGGATCAGACCTCCGGTTCCACCGGTCGCTCCAGTGATCCCCAGCCAGGTGGCCACGGTGATGGCGGTCTGAGCCACACCGGCAGCTGCGTCAATCTTGTCACCCAGCGTGCGGTCGGGCTTGGGCGTGGACGCAGGCTTATCGGTCGCGGGTTCCGCAGGCTGCGGTGCCTTCGGCTTCTCAACTGGAGGCGGCGGGACGATCGCGGGGACTTCGGGCTTCTCCGCTTCCTCCAAGCCCAGTCGCTGCAGCAGCTCATCCGGGGATTCATACCCGGTCACGGCTGGTTGGCCGGGGACCACGAATGCGGGGACCTGTTGGATGCCGAACTGCTCCGCAGCGGCGGGATGGAGGTCGATGTCAACGTAGGTCACCGCATACACGGCATCGAGGCGTTGTCGCAGCACGGTCTTCTCGGCGTAGTGCTGCTTGAACTTCTGGCAGGGACCACACGCCTTCGATCCGAACACGTATAGCGACCGCTTATTGTTCACGCGCTCACGGCAGGTGTTTAACGCTTCAAGAGTTGCCCCGCACGAGATGAACACGCTGGTCTGGGCATCGCTGCTGTTGAGCAGCCCACACACCTCGCTGTTGCGGGTGAACAGCGGGCCGCCACTCCAACCCGGTTTGGTCGGGAACCCGGTGACGTTGCCTCGGAACGAGCCGCCTTGAAACTCAAACTTTCGGCAGCCCAGCAGCGGACCGCGAATCCATCGCAGCTCACGCTGGCCCTCAGCAGTCGGATACCCGTACGACCAGACGGTGTCGCCGACGCAGGGCGGAGCCTCGGCCATCTTGGCAAACGGAAAGTCGTCGCCGTCACAGTCGAACATCACCGGGCCCTCGGTCTCGGCAGAGACATAGACCTGGCGAGCTGTGACCGTCCGGTCCTTGAACTTCACGATCACCACCGGTGGGTGCTCGCAGTGTTTGGCGGTCAGGATCAGCCCGCTGGGATCAACACAGACTCCCGAGCAGTCACCGACCATCACGACCGAGTCCTTCACAGCTGCGGAAGCGGTCGTTCCCAGAGCCAGTACCAGCGGAACCACCATCAGCCGGTTCCAGATCGATTTACAGAACGTCGCCACGAGAGCGACACCTTGGATACACAATGACACGATGAGCGAAATGATGATCAAAGAGACTCCTTGGTGAATGAGTGACAGAATTGGTAGGTCCCATTCCGGACCAGCTCCCGCAGCAAACACGCGGGGTTGAACTGCGTGGGGTTCGAGCGGTTCATCCGGCCCAGCCGCATGCAGACAGCTGCGACCAGTTCCGAGCAGAACAGCTCGTTCAGGTCCGCTGAGGGAAGCAGCCGGGTCCGCTTGAACAGCCGCGTCCCGGAGAGCAATGCTCCGCCCAGGTCATACGTGACCTCCCGTCCGACAAAGTGCCCGATCAGGATGCGGGAGAGCAGCTCACGCTCTTCCTTCGAAAGCTTCTCGATGGGTGACAGTCGATAAAGATCGACTCGTCCTCCATCGGCGAGGTAGTCAGTAATCCGGGTTTCAGGGTGATGAGCCTGGCAACCGGTGATCGGACGTCCGGTGATCTCGCACGGATGGGGACAGAGCGTGGTCGACTCAATCCACAGCGTCTGCTGCTGGTACTCACAGAACGTCGCTACATGCGATGGCCCGATTTTCAACCGGGGAGGAGCTAGCAGCGAAGCAGTTCCGTAGCTGATCGCCTTCGCGGTGAACCCGGTGCCGTAACAGGCTGCGATATCGAGGGGTTCGAAGACAGGCTGTAGGCTTGAGGCTGGAGGCTGGAGGAAAGCAGAACCAGCCTGCCCGTTCTCTTCTTCCTCCCGCCTCCGGTCTCCAGTCTCCGGTCTGCTATTCATTCCCGTCCTTTCATCCGATCGAGCAGGTCGTCATGCCGAGCCAAACGGCGGCGGATGTCCTCCAGCTCCGAGCCTCGCAGCTCGTTCTGAGCCCGGACCTCGGCTTTGATGGCAGCCATGTCGGATGACATCTGCCAAGCCCACAGGATCGCTCCCACGAAGATCACGGAGACCGTGAAGCTGAGGAACGACACAAACCACTTCGGGATGACGATGTACCCGTTGCCGTTCATCCCGAGAGCGTGCATCGGTAGTGGAGAATCGGTGTCAGTGGCTGCGATGACGGGTCCTTTCATCGGATAGAGTCTTTCCAGAGGGATGGAAGCTGGGACTGTTCTTTCTCGAACGCCGGTCCCATGTAAGGGCGGGGCTTGATCTCGACCTCGACCTTGTCGTTCGCCTTGGTCTCGATCACGACTTCGCCCCCGTGTTCGAGCGTCTGGGGAGCGTCAGTACTGCGATTGAGCCGAGCGGGGCCGATCACGACCGAGCGATGCTCGGGATCGAACACGAAGTAGATGTGCCGCTTGAGCAGCCCCGTGCGGTTGGTCGGAGCTTCACCAGGCTGGGAGGCTCGCTTGCGGCGCTGGATACGCTGCTGAGCATCCTGCCGGACAAAGGCCCCGAATCGGGACAGGACCTTGCGTTCAGTGCGGCTGACCGCCGACTGGATCGACTGCCGGTCAAAGAACAGGCCTTTGACCTGGATGATGCGGAGACCGATATGCATGAGGCTTGTTGCTGGCCGCTATTTGGCGAAGTACAGTCGGCTTACAGAGAACCCGATTCGATGGAATTCACGTGCCGAAGGAAGTTCTTCACAACCCGAAGTGCGACCTGTGTGGGACACAGAACTTCGTGCCACAGGGAAAGTCGTTTGAACTTGCGTTCGAATGCCCGCAATGCCGGATTGTCTTTTGCTCCTCGTGTGCTGGGCGAGAGCCGAGTTCAGTCGGAATCGAGATGCTGCGATGCCCTCGATGTAAAGGCTCGGATCTTCGATCAATTCACGTCGACCACGCCTGACGGACGTTGCCAGAAGCTGTTACTCAACGACCCGAAACGTCAGCGTCAGAACGCTTGTAAACGTCCGCAGGTTCTCGATGTGTTCGGGAGCGTAGATCGTCTTGAACTCGGTCTTGATGCA